TTAAATATTGTAGCAACCAATACTTCTCCAAAGTTATCAAGACTCCAGTTTCCTGGGTCAAGAATCACATCACTAGTTGCACTTTCAGTTCCCCATGTGCTAGATCCCCATAAATCCGTACCCCAACCATAACCTGCAGTTTGAAAAGTAGGACCTACTTCAACATAAGGATTAACAGTTGCTGCACCCGCTGCAGTCATACCAGATCCTCCTTCAGCACGAGATGCTTGCACTGTAAATTTATCTACGTCAGGTACAGTTAATATTTCATAAACTTTTTCTAATTCAGCTGCTGTAAAATCAGATGCACCTGTAACCGTTACACTAGATAAAGTTACGTATCTTCCTTTAGCTAAACCGTGAGATCCTTTATTTATAGTTACAGTATTTGAACTATTAACAGTTGTTATAGTGCATCCTGTAATAGCTGTATCTAAGGGTGTAATATCAAAAAAATCATTGCCATAATATAAAAATAAACCTTGTGATGTTCCTATAGCTGTATATTTTTCACCAGCGAAAGAAGTGAAAGCATGCTGTTTTCTAGCTGCACCTGGTAAAGTTAAAGACCCAGCTGTTAATTGACTCCAACCTCCTATTTTTTCAGGTAGTCCATATCTGAATCTAACAAAATCACCATCTGTCCATTGCCCCTCGGCACCAGATTCTGTGTCTTGTTTATTGAAACCAGGCTTGAAATTTAATTTTTGTAGCATATAGTAGCTTATATATTAGTTTTATAGAGAATGAAAGTATCATAATTATGGACCATTTAGAAGCAATTGTTGAAATTAAAAACATAATTAACCCTGAATTTATTAAAAAAATAATACCCTTAATAAAATTAAAATCTAAAACTAATCTCAAAGTTAATTCAGGAATAAATAAAGACATTAGAAATGTAAAAGGATATTCATTAAATCTTGAAACTCCTACTAATATATTTTATTGGAATTATATAAAACAAGAGATAGAAAGATTGTATAGTTACTATAAAATAAAGTTTCCTCTCATGATGAGTTATAAAATAAATCAAATAGATTTATTAAAATATTCACCAGGTGGTAAATACGAAATACATACCGATCATTACACAAACAGTCCTAGACATTTGAGTATTATTATGAATTTAAATAATGACTATGAGGGTGGTGATTTAATTTTTACAGATCAAAAAGAAAAAGAAGTGAAAAGATTAAAACTTAATAAAGGATCTATTGTGTTTTTTCCAAGTAATTTTCTATATCCACATAGTATTAAACCTATTACGAAAGGAACAAGGTATAGTATAGTTGCATGGCTGCAGTAGATTATAAAGTAATAAAAAATTTTTTTAGTAAGGATGAATTAAAAGTTTATCAAAAATATTGTTATAATGAGATAGATAAAAATCAAAACTGTAAGATTGATAATCAATCATTTTCTCCTGCTTGGTATAATGATCCTTTAATGAATGCCTTATTAAATACAAAATTATCTATTGTTGAAAAAGAATCTAATTTAAAATTATTTCCTACATATGCTTATTGGAGATATTATGTATTTGGTGGAACATTAAAAAAACATTTAGACAGACCAGCGTGTGAAATAAGTATAACTAGTTGTATAAAAAAATATGATAACTGGCCTTTAATTATAGAAGATAAATCTTTTGAATTAGAAGAAGGTGATGCACTTTTATATGCAGGATGTGATCAAATACATGGAAGACCTGGAGTATATAAAGGAGAAGGTATGGCTCAAGTATTTTTACATTATGTAAATCAAAACGGACCTAATAAACAACATGCATATGATGCTATTGATAATTCAAGATAATGATAACTCTAATAGATAAAAACAATAAATTAAACGAAACTAGAAATAGTTTAAACATTACTTATCCTAGACATGTAAATATAATATTTGGCCATTATTCTTATCCTGAAAAAATTCACAGCTTTATTTTAGATATAAAAAACAATTTAAATTCAGAAATGGATAATTACACTAATGTAAAGGGAGGGATGACTGATTGGAATTATTTTTTAGATAAACCTCAGTTTAATGAATTTATAACTTATGTAATAAATAAACATCAAATAACTCATTCTAATTTATTTCAATATTTTTTAGAAAAAAACATTGTTATTAATGCTTGGGGTAATGAAATAAAATCTGGAGATAGTTTAAATTATCATAGTCATCCTTGTTTTCATGGTATATTATATTTAACAAAAGGATGTGATTTAATATTACCTGAACTCAATTTAAAAATAACTCCGGAACCAGGAGATTATTATATCTTTCCCCCTGAAATAGTACATGGTTTTGATACGTATGAGGGAGAAAAAAATAGATATAGTTTAGTATTTAACATAATACAAAATGATAATACATTTGGATTTCGCAAAAAAATAAAAAAACTATAATAGGAGGTATAAATTAAGATGAAAGAAAGAACTGTAGATATCACTAACTTTATTGGTGTGTATGATAACTATATTACTAAAGAAGAATGTAATAAGGCTATTAAATTATATGAAGATCAAAATAAATTTAACAATACAATTAATAGAATAGGTACAGAAGATTCTTCAATTTTACAAAAACAAGATAAACAATTTTTTGCAACTGAAGAAACTTTAGATTTTTGGTGGACACCATTAAAATCATTAATTTTTAATTTTGATGTAGCTTTTAAACACTATGAAAAAAATATAGGAGCTAAAGATACTTATAGTGTAGATAATTTTCACTATACACAGTTAAAAATTCAAAAAACTTTGCCTACTGAAGGATATCATGTTTGGCATATTGAACATGGAAAAGGTTGGGAACAAGAACCAAGAGCTTTTGTATATACCGTGTATTTAAATGATGTTGAAGAAGGTGGCGAAACAGAATTTTTACATTTTTCTAAAAGAGTAAAACCTAAAACAGGTAGAATTGTTATTTGGCCTGCAGGATTTCCTTATGTTCATAGAGGTAATCCACCTTTATCAGGGGAAAAATATATTTTAACTTCTTGGATGTTGTTAAGATGAGTAAGATGTAGGTTTTTCACCTAATCTAGCAATTTTATCAGCTTCACTTTCACCATCAACGTTATCACCATCCCAATCAGATTGTAATTGTGTTAAGTGAGCTGTATCCCATTTAGTAATAAAATCTTGAAAATCACCTAAGTTAGCATCTTCCCAGCTAGAGTGAGAAGTATCATCTTTGTATTCTACAGTATCACTTGGATTAGATGTTCCATATTGAATAGCCCAGATGTTTGAAAACTTACCTTGTGCCCAAAAAGAATCATCTGAGATAACATATCCAACACCTTCAGAAGCACCTTCAGCATGATTTTTAATTACTTTTTTGTCTTCAAATATTACTGTCCATTGTGCGTTTGTTGCCATAATTTCTCCTACGTCTTGATAATATAAATTACTGTTAAATAAGGTTGAATAACTGAAGTTGCATCTCCAGAAAAGTTTGCACTCATATTATGAGAGTGACCACCACCTGAACCAGCACTACCTGTATTACCAGGTCCTCCTCCAGCTAATTGAGGTGGATTTGATGCAGGGTTATTTTGTAGACTACCAGGATTTCCTCTACCTTGAGGGTGAGAGTGAGATGCAAGTTGTGATGTTGATAAAGTTGCATTGGCTGTTGAACCTCCAACGTTCCCTGCTGAAGCTACTGTGTTTGCTCCACCAGTTGATGCTAAAGCTTTGTTATTTGATTTTCCGATTGCAACGTTGTCAGATAAATTAGGTACGTTAAAAGTAGATGCACCATCTCCAGTTCCATAAGTTGTAGATATGATTGCAAATAATGCAGAGTAAGTTGATCTTGAAACTGCTTGACCATTACATTCTAAGAAACCTGTTGGCACTGATGAAGAAGACCACGGCACAATAGTCGCTGTAGGAATTCCTTCGATACCAGTAAGGTTTGCTCCTGAAAAATCGTATTTTGTTGCTTCGTAATTTGACATATTCTATTTCTCCTTGTACGTCCACCCTGTTGTAGCGTCTCCTGAAAATACTAAACAAAAACCAGCACCTTGAGTATTAACTACAAGATCTGAGGCTGCGTTAGCTATATTAGAAGAG